CATCTTTTTCGTTTTTTAAACGTTTTCATTTTAATTTTATCGATCGCATTTGTGACGTACGTTTTTCTATCCCGCAAATTAGTTCTATAATTGGTAAATGATTAAATCAGAAACATTAACCGATAAGGCCTCCCGTTTAACTGTTTCTCAAATTATTCAACAAAGCTACTACCCATCGTTAAATGGCCTCCGCGGCTTGTCCATTTTAATGGTGATTGGGGCTCATTTGCAATTGTCCTCTTCTTTCTGGTACCCGGTGCTATTTAACGGTACACTCGGCGTAAATATATTTTTTGTGCTGAGTGGTTTTTTGATCACCGTTATCTGTTTAAAAGAAAAGCATCAAACAGGGCAGCTTTCGCTAAAGAATTTTTATTTAAGGCGGGCATTAAGAATATTGCCTGTTGCTTATTTATATCTGCTGGTATTATTGATCCTGGATCATTTTTTCCTGCTGCATATCCCTTACTTTCAATTATTGGGTGCGGCTTTTTTCGTGATGGATTTTAGTTACTTCAACAGCCATTCCTTCAATTTTATGGTTGCACACTATTGGTCATTATCGGTTGAAGAACAGTTTTACCTGATATTGCCCTTTATTCTGAAAAGAAGTTACAAGGTATTTTTCTGGTGCATCGTTTTTTTAGTGGCGGCTTTACCATTGCTGAGTTCGGCCCAGGCTTTTGTTCCTTTTTTAAATACCGGGGGCATGTACTACCTGACTCATTTTTGTATCAAGTTTCAGTCCATTGCGGTTGGTTGCCTGCTGGCGTCACTCGCTTTTAACAAAGCGTTTGATCATTACCGGATCCTATCTTATAAAATTGCCGGTAACCTTATCGCTATAGCCTTAATCCTTTACTTGCACTATGATGCTTTTTTTTCTCCCGGATCAAGCATCATCAATTTATTGATCGCTATTTTAATAGCCTATATTATACTGAGCAATCTCGTCCCTGCTAACGATTTTATTTATCGTTTTTTAAACAATAAGGTAATTTCATGGATCGGAATAATTTCCTACAGTATCTATATCTGGCAACAGCTTTTTACCCTGGGAGATGCCCGGCTACCCCGATTTTTGACCGCTTTTCCCAACAATCTGTTGTTTATTGCGATAGTGTCCTGTGGGTCGTATTTTATTTTTGAAAAATACTTCCTAAAGTTTAAGAAGCGTTTCAGCAGGTAGTTACAGTTTTGCTAATTGTTTGGTGCTGCTTTATATTCATTCTGATAGTACCATTCCAAAACGGTTACGCCATCGCTCCAGGTTAAATTCCCCTTTGCGGCAACCTGTGCAATAAAGATGGAAAGGTTGTGCAGAAATGCATTTTTAATATCACCGTTCAATCCCTGTAAAACTTTTATGGCGCAGGTGGTGATCTGCTGCGGATCAGTTAAGCCGCTGCAACTGTCGGCCAATTTTAGTTCGGTTAGTATACCCGGCAGTTTAGCCCTCAGCAGGTTTTTGATTTCGTCGTCGATATCGCCGGGGATCAGCGCGGTTAATACGTCTGCCGCGGGCGAATTTATAAACGTTTTAATGTTTTCGGTTACCACTACACCGATGTGAATAGCGGTTTTAATTTCAGATGGAAAGCTTTGAAACAGGCTCGTGATCGTGGCCCATAATTTTTCGATAAAGGTTTTTAAGCTCATGGTTTTATTGTTTTTAAGTGATTTGAATTTTACTAACGCTGGCCGATCATACCAAACAGAGGCTGAGCGGAGGTTTTGATTCCGGCAGACGGACGCTGTGCAGGCTGCTGATTTCTTAGATCGTCAACTTCTTTTTGCAGCAGGCGGGCATTGTCTTCCAGTAACTTGATCCTGATGTTGTTGATCCGCGTTTCGGTTTCCTGGCTTTGCTTTATTTCGCGGATATCGGTTCGTAACCCAAAATAGGTAGTCATTACCGAGGCAACGATGCTTGCGGTGCTCATAACGGTTACCACCAGGTTTTTTACCGTTATGCCCTTGAGTTCGCGGTGTTCAATGGCTGTCATGGTCGTTTATTTTATTTGATGTGGCGCATCGGGTAATAAAAACAGCCTGCTTTCCTGCTGCCGTCTTTCTACCAGCGTTTCGCAGGTTATTTTTGCACCGGTTTTTGGGTCGGTGATCTTATCCCAGGCCAGGAAATGACCGGCGGCCTCCTGATAATTGCCTTCATTGAGTTTAACCAGCATGGTGGAACTTTTCAGCGCGCCTGTACCGAGGTTATAAGTAAATGATACGAGCGCATCAAATTGGTTTTGGGATAGCGCAACCTTTACGTCGTGATTCACGGCTTGCTCGTATTCACCGAGGGTGTTTTTTAAAAGGGCATCGGCCTGCAGCTGACTGGCGAGCACATCGCCGGGTTTTACAGACCGGCCATCGTGGTAACGGGTGGAACCGTAGCCGATGGTCCATACGCCGGCAACGTCGCGATAAGCGGAGAGGCTTAAACCTTCAAAATTTTTAATGATCTTTAGGCCGTTTGCGCTTGTTTGCATTGGGGTTTTAGGTGGTGGGTTATTGGTCATGGTTTTTGGGTTTTAATTGCCGGAACAAAGTTTTATTCGGCAGCGGGGCCGACTGTTTTGGCAGGAGTGAAGAAGTTTTTGGTTAGATACGACAGACCGGCAGCCAGGGCAGTGTAGCCGATGTTTTTGTAGTTGATGGATAATGACCCGGACTGCAGGCTGCCCTGGATGGCTGCAATAACAGCCCCGCCGATAGCAACTAACAGTCCCTTGCCGAGGTCTTTTAAATTGAGCGCGAATAGTGATGATGTTTGCATGATTTATTTTGAGATTAGGGTTTTGATGATCTGGACGGAAAAGCATGGCGAAAGCAAATGCTCTCCCGATCTGTTTTCGTTGATTTGCGTTATAATTAGTGTTTATTTGGTGAACATTCTTTTAGTAAAGTTTTCGAAGGTGCCTGCAGTTTTTAGACTGACGAATCAAAATCTATAAATTGGGTCAACGCTCTTTACGTGGAGGTAACTGCTCTTTTGTAATCAATAAATTATATATCTTGCGGGTATAAACGTATTCTTGCCACCTCCATACGGTAGCCAGTAACAGACTGTTTTTTAGCATGCAAGATCCCGGGTATTTAGTAAAAGATATAAATTCAAAAGTCAGGCTTCATTTGCCAAATCTGGATCCCCTCAGGTTTTTTGCCGCCGCCATTGTTTCGTTTTACCACACGGACATGATGCTCGTATCCAATCATTTAAAAAAGGATTATTATTATTTTTTTCCTTTTCAGCATGGCGATATTGCGGTTATCTTTTTCTTTGTGCTGAGTGGATTTTTAATAACCTTCCTGCTGCTCAATGAAAAAGATCAAACCGGAAAGATTTCGGTAAAAAAGTTTTATTTGAAGCGGATCTTCAGGATCTGGCCATTATACTTTTTAATGATCGGGCTCTCAATCGGCTATTTTAACACCAGCGATTTCTTTCAGCACCAGGCCATTCCCAACTATACTAAGCTCTATGAACATATTGGATTGTACGCGCTACTGTTTCTTTTGATCGCGCCAAATATGGTTACACTGGGTGTACCTTCTATTGGGTATGCTAATCCCACATGGTCCATCGGCGTGGAAGAACAGTTCTACCTGATCTGGCCCTGGATCATAAGGGGTAAACATGCACTACGGAATATTTGTATCATTATAATTTGTGTTTTCCTGCTCACTAATGGGCTTTCAGGGCGGATATTAGGGGCGTTAACCGCGCATCACGTGCTGCAAACCGGTAGTTTACCTGCAAGCATATTGTTTTACGTTGATCAGTTTTTTACCTCCGGATATTCGTTCCGGATCGATGCTATGGCAATTGGAGCGATAGGCTCCTATGTGCTGGTACGCTCACCAGGCTTATTGACTATTATTTATGGAAAAGCATTTCAGTTTTTTTTATACGTGATCCTGTTTGTACTACTGTTGTTCCCTCATTTCGTAGTTTACCAGTTTTACGCGTTGGTTTTTATATTAATCATCTTAAACCTATGTGGGAACAGGATGACTATTGTAACGATAAAAAGTAAGGTTCTAAATTATTTAGGTAAAATATCATACGGTATTTATATGTTTCACCTTATCGCTATGGTACCTTCCATGCTATTTGTAACTGCCGTTTTAAAGCTGCCGATTAACTTTTATACGGAAATTTTAACCTGCCTGATTTCGTTAGGTATCACGATATTAATTGCTTCATTCAGCTTCTATAGTTTTGAACGTTTCTTTTTTATATTAAGGGATCGATTGATAAAAGATTTAAAAACGCCTAAGTTTTAAGTTCAATATCTTGGTCTGTTGTGTTCTAAATAATTTTATTCTTGAAATGAATAATATGACTGGTAATAAAGCGAGTGCTTTTAAACAAAAACTATTTGCCGAGATAACTGAAATACCGGATATACTAAAACCGTCGTATTTGCCTGGACTTGACGGTTTAAGAGGGCTTTCGATATCAATCGTGATTATAGGCCATTTTGCATTATATCGTGGGCTATTGGACTATTTGAATGGTGAAATTGGGGTACAGGTTTTTTTTGTTATAAGCGGTTTTTTGATTACGACCTTGTTATTGAAGGAAAAGGTTAAACATAAAAACGTCTCACTTCGCAAATTCTATATTCGTCGATTTTTAAGAATTGTTCCTGTTTCGTATTTATATCTGATAGTCGTAATTCTTTTAAATAGGCGACTGCATTTGGGTGTAACGTTGAAAAGTTTTACAACAGCATTTTTGTACCTTAAAAACATTCCTTTCAAAAACGCGACCGATTGGACAACGGGGCATTATTGGTCTTTATCAGTTGAAGAGCAGTTTTATCTTTTTTTTCCATTTTTTATTATATTTAAATGTAATAAGTATTTATGGTTAAGTATCTTAATAATAATTTTTTTGCCATTTTTAAACATTCTTGGTTTTAATAATGTAGGTGTATTCTACAAAAATCATGTAATACATTTTTTTACATTTTCCTTAATAATTCTTCTTGGTAAAGGCACAGCCAGTATTCTTGTAGGGTCTACATTTTCTATTTTACTCTTTAAAAAAATTATTCGTATCGAAAATTTACCAGATAGCTATTTTTTGAGCTTTTTACTGTTAGTATTTGCTTTTGCTTTATTAACAAGGGTATCGGTTTTCTATTATGAATTTATATCTGTTGCAATTTTCCCATTTTTAATAGGTTACATAATTGTTGTTAACCTAAGACAGCGAAATTTTTTAAGTAATGTTCTCGAAAACGCTACGATAAAAAAAATTGGCGTTTTGTCGTATAGTTTGTATGTCTGGCAACAAATTTTTACAAATAATGATCGTTGGAATTTGTTTAAATATTCCGATACGATAATCGTTAGACTAATTATGCTCGTTTTAGTAGCTAATATTTCATACCATTTTTTCGAGAAGATATTTTTGCGTTATAAGGCAAAATTTAAAATGAGCTAGAGAATGACTTTATTGAAAGGAAGTATTCAATTTTAAACATATTGTACTCTTATGATTTTTATGAAGTCGGTATTGCTAATTGGATGAAATAGTCTCCCAAGTATTTCCTGTATAAATACAAAGCTTGTTTAATGTTTTATCGTACACTGTCAAACCTAACCGAGGGGATGATATTTGATTTTTTTGTACAGTTGTCATTGTCGGGAACCCAAAACCACGGCTAGTGCTGTCTAATTGTAACAGGGCACTTGCATCGGGTTGAAAACCTGCTGAACTCCCTCCATTAAGAATCAGACTGGAATTTGTTGGATTAAATTGAGCGTATGAATTGCTCTGCCCATCGCCTGTTTTATCAAAACAAAAGTTTCTACTTGACGAAAATAAGAAGTCGCTAGCGTTTTGAGGCGAAGTATAGTTATTTCCAGCTGAAGTAAAAGTTGCGTTGTACAACGGGGTTCCTGACACTCCTCCCCAATTAAAACTAAAGAAAAATTGGGTGGCAAATGAATAATTTATCGATCCGTTAGGATTAGTGCCTATTTTCCCTACACTAGGCAAAATTAAATTCCCATAAAAGCTAATTGTATTTGCTTCAAAGGTCAACGAACCACCATTCATGTTCAAAACGGAAATGTCGTTAGTGTTTTCGGCATGGGAACTTTGCCCTCCACCTATATACCCAACTTGGTTTCCATTGCTTTCAAAAAAAATTCCTGGAAACATAGGAGCATTTATGTAAAATCCTCCATAGTCTTTTACATTTACATAAAACTCTTTTGTTGTGTTGTTATACGTCAAATTCGCGCTTCCTCCAAAACTGCCGTTGTTATTAAACTGGATCTGTCCGTTGGTGCCGCCTGGGGTGGTGGATCCGCCGCCGCCGCCTGAAGATGGAGTGATCCATTGGGTGTTATAGTCGGTGGCGTCAATTTTGGCGAGTACCTGTCCCGCTGTTCCGCCGGGAATCACTCCTTGTCCGTTTGTTCCATTAGTGCCATTCGTTCCATTTGTTCCGGCAGGCCCCTGCGGACCTGTGGCTCCGGTTGGTCCCTGTGCTCCCTGCGGTCCGGCGGGTCCGGTAGCGCCATCGTTTCCTAAAATGCTTACGCCTGTGGGCCATACGCCAGCTGTTTTAGGTCCAAAGAGCGTATAGCTCGAAGTGTTGATATAAAAGTTGCCGTCCACCCCGGTAGCGGTATTCGAAGGGTTGGTGGTTCCGTATAAAATGGTATTGCCATTTATGCCGTTGGTGCCATTGGTGCCGGGTACACCCTGCGGTCCCTGCGGCCCGGTAGCCATAGAAAAAACCTGCGCCCAGCTTCCGCCGGTTTTCTGGTAAAAGATGCCGGTAAGCGTATTGATATAGCTGTCGCTGTTCTTTCCTGTCGTGGTGGCCGGCGTGCCTGCTCCGTAGAGCAAGGTGCCGTCGGCAGCGTTTGCCTGGGGTAGGTTGTAGACTACCGTCCAGGTACCGGCTATCTTTTGGGCGAATGAGCCGGCAGCGGTATTTACAAATACATCGCCGTTATTACCGGTGGTGTTTTGAGGCAGCACCGTGCCGAAGCCGATAGCCGCCCCGGTAGCGATGTTGGCCTCCAGAAACTGCAGCAGCAGGGTGAAGGTGTACTGGTAGTCGGTGCCGTTATCTACCAATACCGAAACGTCGGCTGCGTTAATATTATTGGCTACGGGCAGGTCGGTTATTTTTTTATCTGTTGGCATAATTGTTCAAATATGGAGGGGACTGCGGTTTTATAAATTGGGTGGTAAGGCAGTTGCTGAAAATTGATTTAGTTCATAAACTCGGTGATGGGGAAGTAGCTGTCCAGTCCGGATGGGTCATACCCGGAAGGATAGTTAAAGCAGGTACGGTCAACACTGCGGATCCTCGGGCCTGCCTGCCTGGCGCTTTTGTTTTTACCGTTATAGTGCCATAGCGGAAAGAGGGTTTTATTATCCCACAGGAATTTTTCTACCTCGTTGGCATGCGCGTTGGCTACGCTGCGTTGCTGTTGTACCAGTTTTACGATGTCAGCAGGTTGCAGCGCATCTGCGTTATCATGATGTTTCAGCACCGGCCCGGTAGCGGTATAATGTACGGCATCGGCTTCGATAAAACGGGCAAACGTAAAGTATACCAGGGTAGGGATAAGGCCCTCGTATAAAACGATATGGCCATGTTTGTCCAGGTATTCGCTGCCGTTGAGCAGGTCCTTATACTGTTGCGGCGCGTTATCCATGATGGTGCCATCAGGGTTGAAATGCTGCATCAGGTCGTAATACAATGCATGACCGAGGAACGGTTTCAGGTCGAGGTCCTGTGCTTTTTTGATAAAGATGCTGAGGCGCTGCGGTTTAATATTGGCCGCGATATCCTCATATTGCTGAAATGTGTTTTGGTTGATCAGGCAGATCATACGTTCGGGGGATTTAAGGTGAAAATTTAAGATCGGTAGCGCGATGGAATTAACTTACCATAGCTTCTGCTTCGGCTTGCTTAAAGCCATAAACATAAACCAGTGTGGCAATCTTATTTTGGGCAGGGAGGTTGGCCAGCAACAGCTGGTTGATGCTGGTTCCTGCTTTCAGCCCGGTAAGGTCGTCGGCGGCATTGGCCGGTACCGGTACGATGTTCCAGTTATTTGCAGGATTAATCTCCCGGTAATAGTTGCTGAATATTGCGGCGAATGCTTCGGTAAGCTCCAGCCGTTCGGGTGCGGTATTATCATTAAACTCGCGGATGGCCTCGCGCTTTTCTCCGCCGTTGCTGAGGCCCGAAGTGCTTTCGGAATTGATGAGTTCCTTAGGTACCGAGAAGCCTTTGATAATGCGGGCCTCAACCGAACGTTCGGTCGCCTCAAAGAGTTTATCATTGTTCTGGATAGAGTAGGGCTGAAACTCAGGTTTGGAAGCTTCGTCCTCGTATTCGATCACGATGATCTTTTGCGCACTTTTGGCGCCCTGGAATGTGCCGAGGTCCTTTTCCAGTTGCGATGGGGAATTGTTCCAGGCGCGTTCATCGTCATCCGGGTTGCTATTGTCCGCCTCTTCCCTGCGCGACTGCATAAATAACATGGTAGAGGGTAAAAATCCGGTGGTTACTTCGCGGTTGTTAAAGATCTTTATTCCGGCTTCGGTTTCAAAATCTTCCCAAACGCTGTCGGCTTCAATCAGCGGATAGTCGTCCACCTCCGGATTAAAATAGTACAGCTGACCCTTGTAATTTTCCCATCCGCCTGCGGCCACCACCTGCTGTTTGATCGCATCCTGATCAGGGTCGTATTTATCCAGGAAGGTGATCTTGCTGCGCATGATGTTTTTCCAGGTTTTGCGACCCCAGTCGGAGTAGATGGCGTACTTGTTTGCCGTATCGGCGCAATCGGTATCGCCCAGGCGGATGTCCTCGAACTTAACATAGTTTACGGATACAATTTTGAAGTTGGCATTGTAGTTTACGTGGATGCCAAAGCCCGTAAATAACGCTTTATCAGTTGCCACGGCCTTTAATAATTTGGCCAGGGTTAAGCCTTTTGCGTTAACCACCTGCCTGCCCAGGCCGGGTTGCTCAAAGCCATTTCCGGCAATAAATTTGGCCCGTTTGTTCCAGCAATCTTTAGCGGTAGGCGAGGCAGCCACCAGCTCCAGCATACGCTGCGGATAGGCATTATCCATATCGTAATTAAGGATGCCGAAGGTTTGGTTGGGCCTAACCAATATCCTGCGTTCAATTTGTGGTAAATAGGTCTTCATTTAATTTCTGTTTATTAGTCGGGATCATCAAGGGTTTGCGGGCCGTTATCGGTAACCGGCGGCGTAATTTCGTCAGCCGGGTTGGCGCTGGTTGCTATTGGCTGCTGTTTAGCGGGCTGTTCGCTCATGTTGAGCGGTTCAAACAGTCCGGCGATATGCGGGTAATGCTGCAAATACCATTCGGCTTCTTCGTCGGTCAGGGTTTCGTTACGGTGTATCGCCGCCGAGCCGGGCGCAAACTGGTGGAGGCCCGGTTTTAAGTTATATTTCTTTGTCATGGATGCTTTTTTTAAGTCCATGGTCCATAGACGATCGTCCATAGCCATCTTTTTTTGCATCCTGAACCATGGACTATTACTTTTTAGCTATGGAACTTACGCGGCCACCAGCGTTTCAATTGCCGCAAGGGTGCTGGCGTACGTGGCGGTTCCTGTGGTTGGCGCTATGGAGACGGCGCGCGGAGGGTAGGGCTCCCTCAATTTATCCGGGTTGGTTAGTTTAAGCTTGTAGCCGCCGTCGAGCGTTTCGTCGGCTGCGCTGCGTTCGGCGTCGGTTAAGATCAGGCCGTTCACTGCACCAAAAAGCTCGATTGCGGAGTCGCTTGAACTGTAGTTATTTACGGCTATGGCGCAAACCCTGCCGTAGCCCATGGCCATCAGCTGTGCCTTGATTTCGGCTGAAAACCCGGCGATGTTAAAGTCGACTTCCTCAGTATAGCGGGGGCCGACAGCTGTTTTCGCCAGTTTTGAAACCGTGTTAAAGCTGTTGTTGGTGCCTTCAAATTTATAAATATTGGCAGTGCCTACCGGCGTGATGCCGGTTACGATGAGCGGGTTGGTAATATCGTAAGTTAAGGTGAAATCATCCTGGTTAAAGATGTAGATCACATCCTCTATGCCGGCGGTTACCGGCGATGCGGTACCTAAACTGAAACCGGAGTTTATTTTATTGTAGATTGACATGCGTTGTTAATTTTTAATGTTGATTAATTTAATGGGGTCGGACCGGGCTGACCGGGGCGGCTGAATTGATTTAATTTACCGGGGATCAACCTCACCCGATCAACCCTCCTGAATTATGCGCTCAGGTAAAACAGTTCGTTAGCGAATTTGAAGTTTACGGCTGCTTTCATCCGCGCTTTCATGCGCACCACGTTGTCGTTGGTGTAAGGCTTCATGTAAACGGTAGACAGTTCGGATGCATCGCCTAACAGATCGACGCCTAAAAACAGGTTGGATGAGCGGGCACCTAATATGGTGTTGGCCTGCCAGTGGTTCATGATCTGTAATGGAATACCAAGGTAATCCATCTTTTTCAGATCGGTAAATGCGTTGATTACGTTGAGCGCCTTATTCGCCTGTGCCTGTGCAAAAGCATATGCCACATGCAACGGTACCTGCAGGTTAAAATCTTCCTGGATTCGGTCTGCCGGGTCAAGCTGTGCATAAACGCTGCCCAGTACCTGCAAAACGTTGCTTACGTTAATGTAGCTTATGGTAGCTGCTGTTGCCGTACCGCTAAAGGTTGCAGGCTTACGACTGTTGATCTCGTTATAATTCCGGATCAGCTTAAAGGAGGTAGCACCTGCGACCTGGATAAAGTAGGATTGCCCCTGAACCGCGATGCCTGTTCCGCCGTTAGTAGTGTCTTTTATACTGCCGGTGATGTTGGTTAGGGTCACTACGTCGCCGTCGGCAAGGGTAGAGGTGTCCGATACGGTCACCAGGCCGGTGGCATCAATTGCCGTGGCAGCCATTGAGGTTGCCGGTTTACCTAAACCAACTTTATATACACCCGAAGCTGCTGCAATGGTTGGCAGTAAGCCTGTAAAAGGCGCTGTAAAAGTAGCTTCTTTGGTAGAACCTTTGCCCAGCCAGTAAAGGCGTTCGTTGGCAATTTGGATCTTGCTCAGGTAACGTTGTACCATAAAGTCCGAGAGGTCTACAATGCCCTCGTAATCCATAAAGGCACCCGGTTTAAGGCTTTGCGCCTCCCACGACTGGATGAGGTGATCCCATTGTTCCTGTTTCATAAATTCGTATACTACCGGATCGAGGTAGCTTTCGTTTTGCAGGGCGGTTGTTCCCTGATCGGTAAACAGGCCGGAAGGGTCCTGCAGCACCACGTCATCGTCCACATCAAGGATCACCTTGCGCGATTTTACGTCGTTGATAACCGTTAATAATCCACGCTTTACGGAATCAGCTTCCAGCAGCGTGCTTGCCATAAACCCGGCCAGCGCTTCGCCGGCATAGGTATTGTTTGTAAATGTAAATTGGGCCATTTCTTGTTTTTAAGGTTTTTTTGAGGAGGTATTTAGTTTGATTAAGTTGTTTGGGTTAAATGGTTCATGCCGGCTGTAACTATTTACCTTATCAACCATTCAACCTCAACTATTTAGCTACCGCTTTTTTAACTGCGTTTTGTGCCAGCTGCGTTTGAGGGGCGAAGAATGGAGCGGGTTCGGTTTTAGCTTTGCTGCTGCGTTTTGAGCCTTCCGGTGTAAAGTCGGATTTGATCTCGTTCCTCACTTCTTCCCTAGTTTTGTTAAGGCGGAGGGTGGCTGCTTCGAGTGCCTGTTGTGCTTCGGCCAACAGGGCGTTTTGCGCGTGGAGCTTAGCTTTTACCGTCTGCAGCTTATTCTGGATGTTCATCGGTTTTTTAGCTGCTTTAAATTTGTCGGCCACGCTGTCATCGTCGTCATCATCGGCATCCGGTTCGGTACCGGGGACTTCCTGTGGCGGCGTGATCTTTTGCACCTGCCCTCCGGCAACCGCTACCTTGCTGCCATCTGCGGTAGTGTAGGTGTCGGCGGCGGCGGGGCTGTCCATGTCTTCGTCATTGTAAACCGGGGTTCCTTCGTCCAGTTCGCCTGCATGGTGCAATACACCTTTGTCTGTAATGGTTTGTTTGTTTACTACCTTCTTAAAGAAGTTCATAATCTTATCTAAAACCGAACTGGTTTTATCGATAAGTTCTTTGTTTTCGATGTTCATGTTGCTTTTTTTGGTTAAGATCTTATTAATACAGCGCTGATAAACAGCGGGTGCGGTGTTCATGTAATTTTTGATGATGTGGCCATTGGTCACCTCCGTGTTGTAGTCTTCTACCTGGTCGATAAAGCCGAGGTCGAGCGCCTGGTCGGCAGATAACCAGGTGACAGCGTTGATCAGGCTATTGATAGTAACGCTGTCCAACCCGGTTTTGTCGATATAGATCTGCGCCAGGCGCGATTGGACTATATTCAACATCTGCACATCTTTTAAAAGCTCGTCGGCATTTCCGCCGGTGCCCACCATCGGTTTATGGATCATCAGGAGGGCGTATTTGCTCATTACCACGGATTTGCCGCCCATAGCGACGATGGATGCTGCTGAGGCCGCCAGTGCATCTACATAAGTAGTTACGTTGCCGGGGTATTTCTTAAGCAGATCATATATGGCAATGGCATCGAAGGCGCTGCCGCCAACTGAACTGATGTGTACTTCTACATCCTGCCCGGCAGCTGCCTGGAGCTGTGCCTGGATGCTTGATGAAGATAATGCGCCCGAACCGATGCAGTCGGTATCCGTGTCGTATAGGTAAATTTTGTAGCTCATGTTTTTTATCAATTTGGTGAGGTCAGGAGTGCCTCTGTTTATTAAATGAATATTATGCTGATTGGCATAATTGGTCTTGTGTTTTTTCCAGCTTTGCTGATCGTGCCGGTGTTGATGATCTGTTATTGGTGAACTTTCGGAGATCCTGGTTACGCCAGAAATGGTGAATATCGCTTTTGATCAGCTGACATTACAAATATCGGGACATTATTTCAATAAAGTGCTGACACTATTTTGTCAGTACTTTTGCAATCGGTTGATCTTTTATCCGGGTGCCTTGAGAGATCGTCGAGATCTCTATCCGGATCGAATTTCTCTTTGATTGGCTGACATTACAAATATCGGGACATTATTTCAATAAAGTGCTGACACTGTTTTGTCAGTACTTTTGTGGTTTGATCTTTTAGCTGGATGTATTTAGGGGTCTTCCAGATCTCCTTATCCGGATCAATATTCCTCTTGACCAGCTAACCTTACAAATATCGGGATTAGATTTCAATAAAGTGCTGACACTGTTTTGTCAGGACTTTTGAGGTTTGATCTTTTAAAATAAATTCATCAAGTCGGTAAATTGAGCTATTAGATAATTAGCCAATGGATTGTTCTCATTATAAAGTAGAGACGCATTTATTTTGTAGCCGTCAGCCGTCTTAAAACAATAATCATATTTCATTACGTTAATAACATTTTCTTCTTTATTAAGAATTCGTCCGATGATATCAATCACTGTATTTTTAATCCAAAAGTCTATAGGCGAAATTGTTTTTTCGTCTTCCGGATAAATGTTTAAATAAAAAGCTTTAACACCTAAAGAGTCATTAGTTGTTAAAGCTACAATATATTTTAAATCGTGTTTGTTGTAAAAAAGTAGGTTAATCTATCATCAGATGATTTAACTTCATAAAGGCTTTGCAAAATGGATACCCTTTTCTTTAGATAATGTACTCATCGGTTTCTTTTCCGAAATTGCTTCTTTTATAGCCTTTTTTTCCTCAAGTAACTTGCTAAGAAACGGAGGAATTCCTTTTGGAATATCGTTGTTTTTAGCTTTCACATCAATTTAATTAATTTTTGTACTATAAATATATTACTGTTCATACAATAAACAACAATGTTTGTGTCAAATAGCTAACTTTTATTCAATTATACGTCAGTAACTTAAAGATAGTTTAGCCGTTTAATAGTTTAATTCATGATTAATTTCGATTCAAAGGCCCTCCTTTAATCTTCATGATCCCGCTCCCCTTGGGGAGCAGGACCGGAAGATCAACTAAACTAAAACTGTTTTAAATTTCGTGTGCCTATTTGATAGGTCTTAATATCCTGTTCCAGCGTACTTTGTGGAACACATTCTGTGATGAATCCAGACTGAGCCAGGTGATCATTGCCTTGCCGATGATATGATCCTCGGGAACATAGCCCCAGAAGCGGGAGTCGAGCGAATTGTGGCGGTTATCGCCCATCATCCAGTAGTAATTCATTTTAAAGGTATAGCTATCCGCTTTTTTTCCGTTGATCAAAATGTCTTTGCCCTGTACGTCAACCTTGTTATGCTCGTATACTTCAATAGCGCGTCGGTATAATGCAAGGGTCGAATCGTTCAGTGTTACGGACGTTCCCTTTTTTGGCAGCACCAGCGGACCGAAATTATCGAGGTTCCATTTAAAGCGGGCATCGTGCGGGAAGATCTGCGGATCTACCTGCCCGGCTGACTGGAATATCGGTGTAACACTTTTTATGTTCGAGTAGGCTTTCAGCGCAGCTACACCGTCGGTAGGGATCAGCATTACAAATGTTTTATCGTCGTTTTGCTGCATCAGGGTAATCTTCAGGTCTTCCAGTACCTGCGGGTTGATGTTTCGCCCGTCGGTCACTACGGTATAATCCGTCTGGGCATGCGGCGCATTGGGTGCGGGCTTTCCGTTGATGTATACCTGGGTATTAACAATGGAGAGCCGATCGCCGGGTTCAGCCTGGCAGCGTTTGATCAGGGTGGTGCGCTGGTCTACCGGGATGCCGGCATCTGCTTCTTCGGGTTTGTTAAATACCACGATATCACCTTTTTTAGGATCGCTAAATCCAGGTAAGCGAAAAAACGGTAACTGGATGGAGCTGATGTACGTTTTGATGCCGTACATCACCGGCTCGGTAAACGGGATAGATAAAGGCGTTATCGGCATCCTTGCGCCGTAGCTGAACTTACTCACAAATAGGTAGTCGCCGGTTAGCTCGGTGCCCTCCATTGAACCCGATGGAATGGCATAGGCTGAAAATAATAAGCCCCGGATAACAGTTGCCGCAATAATGGCGAACACCAAAGCATCAACCCACTCGCGGGTTTTCGATTTTTTGGGTTGGTTAGCGGCTTTTTTGCTGTTAAATATTTTCCAGTTCATGATAAACGCAGTTTATCTATAAGACTTTCAGGAAAACGATATGTTACAGCGAAAATAAAATTTTGGATCAGTTGGTTGTCTTTTCCTTGCCGCCATTTAAAATGTCTTCGCGGGTGGTGTTCATCATACGTTCGTAGGCCTGTTTATAAACCGGGTTCGATTCGGCCGCATACAGGTGCTCTAAAATGGCGCGGGCCATTTTGGGCTGCCGCAGCAGGATGAGCGACATGGCTTTGTTACTCTCCAATGCGTTATGTTCCTTGCTTTTGGCAGACATGGTATCGAGCACATGGGTGTAGGTTTGGAGCGCGCTCTTGTAAAAGTTGCGTGCCGTTACGGTGTCGCCCATTTTTTCGGAAGTGATACCCGCGCTGATCCTGATATCGGCGTTGGCGGGCCTTAGCTCCATCATTTGTTTTGCAGTGAGCAGCGCATCTCCGTATTGTTTGAGCCTGTTCTGCAACAGGAACTTGTTGTAATATGCTTCGAAATAGTTGTTATCCAGCTTAATGGCCTGGTTCAATATGTTGATGGCGTTCTCCAACGCGGCCGTGTCGGGTTTGTTTCCGGAGAGCGACAACGAGCCAAGGGCAGCATCGTTTAATTTCCGGGCCTCGGGGTTTATTCCCTGCGGGAGATGCGAGCAGCCGGCTAAAAAGGCACAAAACAAAAGGGCGATGAGGGCGGTACGTTTCATTGATCGGGTTTAACGCTGCTAAGTTAGGTAACCGGCCGGGTAAAACAAACCCTACCTTATTCATCAAAGCTATTGAGCGCGCGCCAGATGGTCCGCTCGTTTTTTTTAAATTTTATTTCGGCCTCCAGTACGGCCTGCCTGCGGTTGATGCCGCGCGTTTTTACCTGTGCGGTGATCCAGAGATAAATTTCGCGGTATACAAATACCTTGGTGGTGATAAACCCGGCCTTGTACATCGACGAGAATGTTCCTTCGTCGAATAAAGTGTTAGCTGTTTTGATGTTCATTGATATAGCTCGTAATGATGCGTGTTTATTGCTGAAGTAACTGATTTGCGGAAATACGGTAACCCTGGAGCCTATAAATTAACCCGGTTAATGGTTTGGGCCAGGATGTTCTGCTGGTTGTTCACGTCTTTCACGTCGACATACACCGGGGGGAAATTATTGATCATCTGGTAGGCAATGGAGTTGGCCAGGTTCTTCTGGTCGGCAACCGGAGCGTTGTAAAAGCGGTTGGCATCGCCGCCATCGGTAAAGATACCGCCTACGGCATAGCCGCGCCCGGGATTGGTGATTGAAAAATCGCGACCGCCAAAACCCACGTTAATGGCGCTTACCAGGTTACGTGCCCAAGGCACCTGCATCGCTTCGGACACCACGATGCCCTCGCCCGAGCGGAGGAAGGCGTTGGTATTATCGGTACGACTGTAGCCCGGTAAAACACCACCGCGCCCGTCGGAGGCATAGTGTAGGCCGCCTTTTGCGTAGGCAGGTGGCTTTTGTGAAGCGATCTTGGCTACCTGTATGGCTGTTTCGGCAATGGTGACGCCAATTTCCAGCGGTGCCAACACACCGCTCTGGGACGAAACTTTGGTGATCGCCAATGCGCCGTTGATCAATGCCTGGGCAATGGATATTTCCTGTTCCTCCTTAAATGCCTTCACCTTTATGGCACCTTCTTCGCGGCGGTATTTTTGCTCTATCGCCAGCCTTTGTGCCGAAGTGAGCCCTTTATTGCTCAGCTCCGCGGTTTTATCCTTTTCAAGTCCGGCAATTTTGGCTTCGCTCTCCTGTTTTATGCTGGACGAAAGCAAGGCGAGCGACTGATCAAAAATCTGCTTCGCGTCCTTTTTGGCTTCTTCCTTAAATTTCGTTCGCTTCTCAGCTGCATCTTTTTGCTTCTTTTCCTCGTAGTCCTTGTTCAGCTGCAGCAGATCGGCGTTCAGCTTTTGGGTGATTGATACTATTGCAGCTGCATTGTTATTTGCCTGGCTAATTTCAAATGCGGCCTTATCGGTAGTTAATTTTTTCTCTGCTTCCAGCTTTTTCTCCGGATCGTTTTCATTATCAACCGCTTTGGTGTCGTTATTGATCACCTCGTCCTGCTTTATTTTATTGATGGCTTCGGCGGTTTGCTGCTCCATAATGATCCGTTTTTGGTTATTTACGGTTTGCAGCTGCATTTGCAGGTTCAGCTGCTGTTGCAGTTCAGTGGTATCGGCTTTAGGGTCGGTCTTTTTGGCGGCCAGGATATCTTCACTCAGCTTTTTAACTTTGTCCACACTGTCTTTTAGCGCCTTATCCAGCTCTGCCTGCTGGTTGTTCAGTTGAAGCTGCAGTTCGGCAATTTGTTTTTCTTTGCCCTCCTTCATGGCCTTTACCTGCAATTCGGCCAGCTCTTTTTGTGCTTCGGCAACCTGCCCGGCGGAGTCGAGCTGCTCGTCATTTAACTTTTTGGTGCTTTCCACCAGATCGGTATGCGCCGCTTTTTGCCTGCGGAAACTCTTAATTATTACTTCGCCATTTTTATTGATGGCTTTCGCATTTGCTTTAGCTTGTTTCTCGCCCTCGTCAAAAGCAGTGATCATTTCGCCGGTAGTTTGCACCACTATTTCCTTAGCGTGGTCGTATGCTTTCGCCAGTTTGCCGGTAGCGTCGGTAACACCCGTTACGGCCTGCAATGCACCGTTGGCTACTTTTTTAAAGTCGAGGTGGATAATGCCATCCAGTATCACGCTAAAGGCTTTAAAGCGGTTAACGATATTTTCCATAATCATTTTGCCGAGTGTCTTCAGGCTTTCTACCGGGTGCGTAACTGCATCGATGATGGCTGTTTTTAAGGTGTTGACAAAATCCTTTACTTTATTTACCACCACACCGATGGCCGAGATGGCACCCGAGAGGATTGCGCTACCTTCGGATGATTTAAGAAAGTTGTCGAACAAGTCCTGCAAGATTTCGAGCAGAAAGCCGAGCCCATCGGATTTTATGGCCGTCCCGATACCTTTGATGCCGCCCTGCACTATATCCAGCCCTTTTTTCATGCTGTTGAAACCATCGGCGGCGTCCTTCAGGCTCGGCCCGAAGATGCCGGAGACATTCTCGATCGACTTGAACGACTTTTTCATTTCGTCCATCGTTTTCTTGTGACCGTCGAAAGCTTTTTTATTGGTCGCGATGGTTCCCTGCTGCGACTTCAGCGCTCCGCTGGCTCCGCTTACCGCGCCTTTAAGCTGTTTGGCTTTGGTGGCGCTTTTAGCCAGGCTGCCACCCAGTGCATCGGCTGCCTTTTTACTGTCGCCGGTTGATTTTTTGTTTTTGGCGGTCGCCTTGTCCAGGTTGCTCACCTGTTTACTCAGTTCCTTGGTTTTTGCAGTGGCATCACTGGTGGCTTTTGCCGCTTTTTGCTGTTGTGTTGCCAGTGCGGCAAGTGCCGTGCCGGCTGTTTTGGCAGAACTGCCCAGTGTTTTCAGTGCCGAACTGCCGGAACTGAGCTGGGTGCTGAGCGCCTTTATTTTTTTCTGTAGTTCTTCTACCTTATCTGCCGTGTCGGAAAAATCGGCTGAGTTTTGCTTGCCCGAGTTTTTTAGCTGTTCCTGTTTAGCCAAAAGTTCGTCGATGGATTTATTGAGGCTGTTGATGTTTTCGGTGATGTTGCCCGCCTCCAGCTCAACGGCGATGGTTATTTTTTTGCTGATATCGTCTGCCATATGTATTGTTATTTTATTTTATGTTTAATATGTTATTTGGCATAGTCCGGTGTTTTTTTATCCGGGTTGATGCCACGGTTAGCCCAGTTTGATCAGTTCAACCTTGGTGGGCTGTCCCTTGCGCCAGGCGTCAATTTTATTGATGTAGTAGTAGGCGCTGTCCTGCTCCAGGTAAACGGGGATCAGCAGGTTAAGCTCCAGGATGTCGCGGGGGGTGAGCATGATGTACCTGACAACCTTTTTTGTTTGCTGCAAAACCTTTTCGAGTGCGGGATAATATTTTTTGCGCAGGTCGTCAAACATCAGGCTGTAGGTGCCGCCGGGTTTATAAAAGTAAGGCGTGCTGATGAAGTCGTTCACGTAGCGGTTGCTGGTGCCATCGGTAAACGTTACGGTTTTGCCGATGTTCATGAGGTTAAGCTTCTGGTCGATCAGGATCCTCGGGTTTACGCCGATGCTAAAATCCATGCTGCTGCTCGTATTGTCGATCATGGTGATCTGCGCGATACTGCCGCCATAATAGGGGCGGTTAAAACTTGGCCCGAAAGGACTTTCGAATAGCGTGGCATTAGCGGGCAGTGTTTGGTCGGCTACCTGGATCTGCGACCAGCCGTATTGCAGCGGCAACAGGTTGGGGTCGGTTTTGTACTGCATGTAATTGAGCTGCGCATAGTTGCCGAGCTGAAAGGATACCTGTTTGCCCTGGTTAAGGCATTTGCTGCTCCAGTTTTTTGCAACCGGTATATTGTTCACAATATCGTTAAGCGAGTTAAAGGAGACCGTTTTGCTGGTATTGTCTGTCTGGCAGATGATGCCGAAGCGCTGCAGGGTATCTTTCAAAAGGTCCTTCTGCGAAATATCCGGGAAGATCCGCTCGCACTGCACCGTTTGGCCGAACTGTACAACCTGGTTCTGGCTCTTTATGGCAATGGTTACACCCGGTAAAATATTAGCGGTATGCGGTGTATAGCCGGTCCAGTTATACGCTACGTAGATGCTGCCGCCCTTTGGTAATGTTGTTTGGCAGGATAGCACCGTGTTATAAATAACCTGGGTTCCTAAAATATCGCTGCCGCTGCCACTGTTCCTGATCCATCCATGCGGGTCGGAACCGGGCGGGTTTCCCGGTTTTTGTTCGCCGTAGGAATCAAATGAAAAAGGAAAATCCGTAAGCGCCGTATCGGGTGTGCCCGGATAGTTAGGATCGCGGTAGTAAATATAGGCCGTTAACTTACTTGAATTAGGGTGAGGCGTAACGCGGCCGAATAGGTTGACCTGCGGAAAAGTTACCGTGATAGTTACGGGATTTTGGTCGATGGATTTAAATACCGTATTGCCTTCGGTGAGCTGATGGCTGTTGTCGGCCAGTACGTTATCCCACCTGATCACTCCTGATGTGTTATTGGTAACCACCCCGGTGAGGTTTTTGGCACTGAGCCCGCGGTCGTCTATTTGGTTCTGATAGTCGGATCCGTGCTCAAAGCTTCCATTGGAAAACTGCGCGATCATCAACGGATACATAGGATCATTGAGGAGCGAACCAACAGCCGTATAACCCGATGCCTGCAATAAAAGGTCGATAGCGGTTTTGATAAAAAAGCCGGGTCTCTGGTATTGAACATTAATCGGTGTCTCAAAAAAAGTAGCATCTATCGCCCCGTAATCCACTACGGGATAGAGCCATCCGTCGGTTTTGGTTTGGGTGAGGGCTACGTTATCGAGGTTCCAGGTATGGTCATAGGGTTTCCATACCAGGTTTTGTCCGTAGTTGCTCCAGATGCTGGTACTGTCGCCCATGTCGTACAGTTTCCCGTCTATCGCATCAAAAAAATCCACGTTTCCGGATAGTACGGTAATGCTGGCCGTGTCCTGTTCAATGCCGTTTAACTCGGCTATGCCGTAGGGTACAATCTCCAAACCATCCTGCACAATTTTAGCTTCGTATTTCTGATAGGGCAGGTTGGTGCAGGTTGCCACATCGTCCGGGAAGCCCAGTACCTGCCGGTTTCGCTGGGTAAGCGGCAGCTTAAACTGGTTACTGGTATTGCCCTGCTGATTTTGCACCTCGGCGAGGTTGTTGATCTGGAAGGTAAGGGCAATAGGGCTATCGTCGCTTAAATCTACCAGGTGGTCGTTGATATACAATTGAATTTGGTTCATATTTTTAATTCAGAAATTCCGGCGGTAAAAAAACGAACTCCGGAGTTGGAGGTGAAAGGATTAAATTGATTTAAAATATTTATCTTGAACAGGTTGTGTAAACGAAACCTAAGCTTAATGAAAACGCATTTTTTAATATCGGTACTTTGTTTTTTAATGTTAGCCGCATGTGAAAAATCCAACAAAGCGCCTGATGCCATAACCAGTATAGAGGTTGCCACACGGGGCTGTGGAGAACTTTGCCAGTATAATGCCATCCTTATAAAAAAGAATCTCAGCTACCAATATTTTGCAGGCTGGACACCAGCGTTTAGCAATCAATTCAAACCGGGATACTATGTAAGCCATGTGAGCCAGCCCTTTTGGGATTCCATTACCGGAGTTCTTCGGCAAATTGATTTAAGTCATTTAAAACTTAAAAATGACAATGTAAACGGTGACGATCATTTAGAGATCATCATTCACTATGATAGCAAGGTAAAACATCTAACAGGTTCTTTTTCCACGCTGCCATCCAAACTAATCGACATCTTTGGTTTGATAGATGCGAGCTACCGCACTTTAAATTTGAAACCGGCTGGCCAACGTTTAAAGTTTGAAATTCCAACTCAGCAATTTGAACGTTTTAACGTAAGTGAATCTATCTCAATATCAAAAGAACGAGGTGTATTTTTGGGTGAAAATCAAATACATGCACCTTTAATCGCGGGTAGAATTGTATTGCATAGTTTTTACGAAAAAAACTATTATTTAAATGATTCCGGCAAAGTTCAGATCGGCCCACCTGGCATGCATGACGTGTATCTCCTCAAACCTGCATCTGTACCGGATAGTATCGCCAAAGCAAACTTTAAAAAATGGATGCTGAGAGATGATAAAGAAGATACCTTCATTCGATACAACTATTATGCGCCTAACGTGTTTTTTTGGTTATCAGGTGGGACATATGACGCAATTGCCTTTAAAAACTACGGAAAGATTTATAAATCTATCCGTAAGCATTTAGCACACCAGTAACCATCGTTAACTATCATTGACTCTGAATATTAATCGACGGCATGTTGAACGTTACGCTGAACGGTGCCACGCCGTTAATGGTTTCGTACTCGGTAAAGGTAGCGGTGTTAAGTACAATGGTTTGCCACTTAACCGGGTTCTTGCTGATCAGCATTTGCACCTTGGGCGAGTATTTGATGGACTGCAGTCCCCTGATATCGCTTACGGAAAGATCCTCGGCCATTACTTTCATTTTTTGCCCCGCACTTTTGCCGATCACTTCTTCAATGCTGTCCTGGTTCTGCCAGTCGCTTACGTAGTTTTTAATGATTACCGCATTTTGCACATCCAGCGAAACTTCCTGGTTATACACAAAGCGGTAGTAGTTCCAGCTGCCGGTTAAGCCTATCCAGCGCAGATAAACCGAGTTTTCATCCACGGCGTCATCAATCCTGATGGTTTGCGTCTGGGTAACGGTGTGGACGATGCTTTCCGCATCGGTATATTTTAAGGCCAGCGTAAAGTAATGCGCGTCGCTTTCAAAAACGGTGTTAACCAGCAACCTGTTGAGGCCCAGCTGTGCCGGTACCGGCGTGCTTGCCGATGTTGCGCCTGCAATAATCAGGCGGCTATCGTCCTGGTTCAATAACCAGGATCCATCCTCATTTAGCAGGTAGGTAGTTTCGGAGCCTCCGGGAAGGGGTTTACGGTTGATGTCCAGCAGTGTCAGTTCGCAGTAAAGCTGTAGCCCGGTTAAGGCATCGCCATAAATAAAGCCGATATCGAAAGGGTATCCGTTGGAAAAGGCAGGTTCGGCAAAGTCCGTAACCCATTGGGCCAGCTGGCTGCTGCTGGTCACCGCGGGGAACGGTACAAAAGCAGCGAGGTTGCCACCATAAAGCTGGCCCAATTGCCGGGCGGCATACAGCACGTAGTAGGGTGCGGATACAGGTGTATATGTTAAGCTGGTTTGGGTGCCCGTTAGTTTACCGTCCCAATATTCGGCATAGGCTACCTGGTAGCTGGCGCTGAGGTTGCTGTCGCGATAGTTGGTTTGGGTAAAATTGCTATCGTCCTTTGCGCGGAGCAGGCTTTGTAAAAAGTTGCTGATATCCGCCCTGATCAGTCCGGTACCATCGGGCCTGTTGGTGGAGGTGATGGTGCTTTGCTGCCCGGTAACAGGATCCTGGTAAGTGATTTGGGTACGTACCTGGTAATAGGGGCGCAGCAGGTTAATGTTGATATAGCCCGTTGCATTGCCCGTGTAAGGCGCATTGATGAGCAGCTGCCCGCCTGCCGTTGCCGAAATCACCTGGAAGGTACCGGCATAGCTGCCTGCCTTTAAATAAACATACACGGGGTTGTTGTTCAACAAAACCACATTCAGGCTGGCGGCGTTGGCGCTGGCCTGGTTAAATGCGGTAATGGCAGTTACAATTGCCGAGGTATCGGCATTGACGGACACGGTGGCGTTCCCGGTGGCGGTATCTAACGTGATGCCGATTACTTCAAAATCCTTTCGCTGATAGGTGAAAACAACCGGGTTAAACGCAGCGTTCCAGCGGGAAATGTTGCCTCCGGGCAGGGAAACCGACGGATCGGCGATGAGCAGGCTGTTTTGGGTAGGGATGGTCACGGCAGCGGTGGCGGTGCAGCCATTGGCATCGCTGGTATAAACGGTTTTTACCCCGCCGGTTAAGCCGGTAAAGGTAGGCGAGGTTTGAAAGTGGGTGCCATCCAGGCTATATTGGATGGGGCCGTAGCTGGAGGAGGCCGTTACGGTGATTTGCGCGTCGGCGGCACCGGGTGCCGTTTCCGATCCGTCGACATTAATAAAGCTGATGACGAGGTCGCACTGGTTAACGGGTGGGGCAGGAGCGGGTACCTGGCCCACACTGGTGATGGTAAAACTGGTGAAATACCCGGTCGCCGTGTCGGCGAGCAGGCCGCTGTAGATGGCCGCCGTTTGCCCGGGTATGGTGGCGGAGCCATTGTAGACGGTGCCGTTGATGTTTTGGGTGAAAGTAACTACCACGTTGTTGCCGTTGGCCGGCTGCCCGGTGGTGGTATCGATCAACGATATAAATACCTGTCCGTTGGTTTGGGTGCCGGTTACGTAGGTGTGGGAGTAATCTATTTTTGCAAGGATCATTATGGAGTTTTATTTTAGAAGAAGGTTTATCGAAGGAGGTGAACGCAATGGTTTATGACCGCGGCTGATGAAAATTTAGTGTATGAAGCACCGCGACTGTTAACCGCTTTCATTCGCGATGCACTTTATGATCTCCTGGGCCAGTTCTTCGAGCAGTGGATGGAGGCGGGCGTTGATGTTATCATTGCCAAGCGGCTCAGTTAATAAGCCGGGCACGCCTTTGAATCCTTTTTTGTCGATCGATTTTTTGATCGCCCAGGCCGCTTTCGCCGGGATTCCCCGTTCCTGGCACCACTGCTGGATGCGCAGGATCATCGGCGGGTTACCCGGAACGGCACCGGGGTGCGTGGGGCCGCGACCTGTCTCCAGCAGCTTCATGTAGCCGGGCAGTTCCAGCTGCGCCGAATCTTCGCCGGTAGTAATGGTAAGCTGTTTGGCGGTTTGTCCGCTGGCATCTTTCCCGTTAGCCTGAAGGGAATTAATAAGGTCGGTGCGGATAAGCTGGAGCAATTGGGTTAGCTGCGCAGTATTGGAGTTCATGGCGTTGTTTTATTTTTTAAACAGAACAAGGTTTTTTGTTGAGTATGCTATTTAGGTTGCTACGTCAAGCGCAATCAGCCTTATCCATTACACATACGATTCATAATACATGGTAGCGAGTGAAATGGTGAGGTTAACGCCGGTGGTATTTACGTCGAATTTATTGTATACCGGGAGGCACCGGGCCTTGTCGCCGGCTTTTATTTTAAAATAGCGGCCCTCCGTTTCGCGGTACCTGGATGCTTTTACAATAAACTCGTTAGCCAGCGACAGGGCCCGGTTTACGTACGTTTCATTGTCGGCCGTGTATTGGTCGAAATCTGTCTTAAACAGAAATTCGAGGTAGACGGAAAAGGTATTGTCGACCGAGCCGTTCACCTGCGGCGAAACGTCAACAGGCTGCAAGGGATACATAAATACGCAGGGAAATGAGCTGTCGTCGGCAAGCTGATTCAGTTCGTTGGCTGTGCCGTAAACAAAGCTTACCGGTGTGCTCAAGGTTTGCGTTATGGCTTCTATTTGGTTGCGGATAGGCATGGGATTATGGTATTGGTGAGTAGTTGATTCGGTGAATGGTTGATTGGTGTTGATTGTTTTGCGTTTATTGCTTCTCCAGCAAGGCGCTGTATCGTTTCTGGTATTCGGCTTCCGTTTTGTTGAGGAGCAGCTTGGTGAGGACGCGCTCGTAGGGGAGGTTCAATACCTGCGCCCATTTGCAAACATCGCCCCCGGCAAGCGAATTTATGGTGTTGATGTATTTAAACTTATCGAAGGCTTGTATGCCCGCCCTTTTTTCGAGAACGGAAGCAGGCGATGCCAACAGCTTGTTTTCGGTTTCGATAAGTTGGGATAACAGGTAAAAAAATGTTTGGCAATGGGCAGCGCCTCACATACCCTTAGTTTTTTTATTTCGCCGGTAAATGCTTCTGCTTCGTATTCGTTGTAGGGTTTGCCGGTGGCACGGCAATAAAAATAATGTGCCAGCACCTGCGCACAGGCCTGTAACGACGGGTTAAAATGATCCTGCCATTCATCCGGACCGTAAAGGTTTACCTGTGCGCTGATCTCTTCGGCGATAATATCGCGGGCGGCCATAAAGGCTCCCGCCGGTTCAACCGATAGGTTGTGCATCACAAATACAGTTTTATAGCCGTCTTCGAGGTGGAAGGTAACCGATTTGGGGATCTCATCGCTGTCGTAAAGCGATTTGATCTCTTCGGCAAGCGTTAACAGGGGCAGGGCAAACTCGTGCAGGTCATCAATGCGGATGATGTTTTGCAGGCCTGACAGTGGGATCCCCGAAAGGATGCTGATGGCCTGCAGGTCGTTCAAATCCGCTTCCTGTTGCATGCTGATGAGTTGTTCGAGCGTAATTTCATCGAGCCGGGTAGGGATGCTTACCCGCAGCTTCCCTGTGGTGGTTTTTAGTGTTTTATGGAGCATATTGAAGTATATGGGTTTAGTTCGTTTCGAGTTGATTTATTCACCTGCGGTTAGCGCAGCAAATGCATTGCTGCAAAATCAAAAGCCGGGCCGTTACTTTTGGGCAGCCAGCTTTTTGGCCCGCTCACATTACGCGTGTTCAGCTTATTGAGGGCCACGTAACGCAGGGGATCAATCAGGTGGTTCCAGGTATCTACGGGCTCGTTCAATACCTTGCCGTTGCGGTCGGTTTTCCATTTATAACGGCCCAGCTCATTGCGCAGGTTAACGCTTTGCCGGGTAACGTTAATGCGGTAGCGTTTTAAAATATCGATGGATATATTGATACTGTCGGGGCCCTTTTTTGCACCCACAACGCGCCATCCCAGGCGGCGCAGTTCCTCGATGGATTTAGGTTCGGCGCTATCGGCAATGATCTCCGTATTTTTGCCGATGCCCGCCCGGTTGAGTTTGGCAGCAATTTCCGGGTTGGTGAGGCCGGTTTGATACAGCACTTCATCTACCCATAACTCGCCGTTCTGGCGGTAAACCAGCAGGCAGCCCGTTTCATCGTTGGTGAAACCAAAATCGAGCCCCGCAGCCAGCAGCGTGGCACCTTCGGGAACGGCGTTGCAAAGGTGCCAGTTGGTGAGTACCAGTCCGGTGATCTTACCGGTTAAGCCGCGGGCATACACCCGCCATAACTCATTGTCTACCGCTTTTAACGATTCAATTTTATCGCGCGTTTGTGCCGACAGGAACGGGTTGTGCCGGTGATCGCTGATGATGAGCTGTACGCCCGGCTGACCGATCAGCCTATCGTGTACCCAAAAGGCGCTGTTCGGGTTATAGTCGATGTAGATCTTCTTTTTGGTGCGGAGGGCCAGCTCGTTGTATACATCATAGTCTATCCCGTTTGCTTCGTTCACAAAAAGGTAATCGCGTTTGCCCGATTTTGCATCCTGGGCATTGTCATAGCTTTTAAACTCCATCAGGCTGCCGTTGGTAAATTCAAAAATACGGTCCGTTTTGTTGAAGCTTTTCACGGCGGCCTGCAATACCGCCGAGCCATAATAAATGCTTTGCGCGTCGCGCAGGGCACCTGCCTTCAGGTTCGGGATGTCCTGCCCTACAACGGTGATCACCTGTTTGGCATTTTCGCAGGCCAGGCAAAACAATACCTGTTCAATGGCATACGTTTTTCCGGAGCTGGTGCCGCCCTGGTTAATGATGATGTGACCCGCGGCGTTATAATTTTCGCTGAATAACACAGATGCCTGCTGATCTGCCGGGATGGTATTTTTTTTGGAGGATGCTGGCATTTTAAGCTTTATGGTTGTAAATAATTTAAGTTCAGTTATTTGCAAATGTGTACCGATAAGCAGTACATTTAAAGTGATTTAGTCATCGTGCATGAAAAAGGTGGTTTTTATACTTTTAGGTTTCTCCGCGTTATTTATTTTATCCTGCAAAAAAGGAAGTGCTGTATCCGCAACACCCGCTGTAAGCATCATCGGTAAGTGGTACGTAACCGATCATATCGAAACGCATTACTTTCAAAATACCCTTGTAGATTCAAATAATTACAAGCAGTTCACCACCGACGATTATATCCAGTATTTCACCGACGGATCGGGTATCGGTTCGGTAAACGCTACGCCTGCTCCGCGACTGAGTATCTTTAAATACACTATCGACGGCACTGCGTTAATGGTCTATAATTCAGTAGGCAATCCGGGTGTGCCACAAACCGTTACCAAGCTAACGGCTACGGAACTGGCCATTCATTTTGTACAATTGGTGAGCGACCCGTATACCGGCAACCAGGATGTGGAAACCAATGATTTTACCTTTAAAAAGTAGGCGGCTATAACTGTACGCCCTGCTCGGTTCTGGCAGGTTTGGGGCCGCTTTCAATGATCTCTATTTTAATGTTCCCTGGCAGTGATACCGCTGTTTTTTCTTCTGTTTTTTCTTTCCAGCCCAATGCGCGCAGCGCGAAGATAGCACCGGATGGCGACTGCTGGTGCAGCTTCCGCTCGTAGGCCGCTTCAATGCGCAGGCGACTTCGCTTAACGATGGCGGCAAATTCGCCGTTTTGTTCATAATCATCAAATTCCTGTTTGCTGCTGAACCCCAGGAACAGCGCAAGCCCGGCCATGGTAGCAGGCTCGGGATCGCGGTCGCATATCTTTTGCTCTTTGCCGTTTATTGTTTCGAGGTGATATTCGCCTGCTATAAAAACAAAATAGGCGTCGGCTTTTTCAGCCAGTTTTGTGGCGTTTTTAAAGTGTGTTGGTAACATGCTGGCTGATTATGTTTATAATGCCGATTGGCATATCAGTGATGTAAAGATACGGCAATAGAATTTAAAATGCAAATATTTTTAGCAATTTCTGATAGTTGTAACAAGTTTGTGAGGTTCTTCAGGGAAAATTCAGATTTATTGCGGATAATTGATAATTGGAAAAAATGCTGCCTCCATTTATGAACCGGATTTTCTTGTTTTACTGCTTGGTTCTGGGTGTTTTATGCTGCCCCGGTTCGCTGCATGCGCAGGATATCAGGTACATACCACTCACTAAGCATCCTAAGGGGGATAGCATTATCGCCAAAAAAAAGGATACGGTGCAGCAACTGGATGTGTACGATGTTATTTCCGGCTGGTTCGGCTCGAAGAGCATTTCGACCAAGCCCGATACGGTGGGTAAAAAACCGGTGTTTTCGGTAGTGCCTGCTTTGGGCTATACGCTGCAATCAAAACTTGCCCTCACACTGGCTGGGAACATCGAGTTCCGGGTGTCGCCGCAAACCAAAATATCCACCATTATCATCAATACGGCCTTTACGCAAACCAAGCAGATCATCATTCCCATACAATCCAGCATCTGGACAAATAATAACGACTATAATTTTGTGGGCGATATCCGGTACCTCAAATACCCGGAAAGCACCTGGGGACTGGGCAGTAATTCGAAGTTTAAGGATGAGGATCCGATGGATTACTCCTTTTTCCGGTTTTACGAAGTGATCTTACGGCGCGTATGCCCGGATGTATTTTTAGGAGCCGGATTTATTTACGACGATCATTTTAAGATCAGGGAAAAAGGTACGCTCGACGGCGCACCATCGGGCTATGCGGCCTATGGTGCCGAATCGCACACCTTATCATCAGGTATTACGCTGAACGGCTTATTCGATAACCGCGATAATTCCATCAATGCTTCCAGGGGATGGTACGCTGCAGTAACCTATCGCGATAACAAAAGCTTTTTGGGCAGTACGCGCAACTGGCAGTCGCTGGTGTTTGATGTGCGTAAATATTTCAGGTTTCCGGAAGGGTCCAATAATGTGCTGGCGCTCTGGTCGTACGATTGGCTGGTGATCGGCGGCACGCCGCCCTACCTCGATCTTCCGTCCAATACGTGGGATACCTTTAGCGGTACGGGCAGGGGCTACATACAGGGCCGTTTCCGCGGGGCGCAAATGGTGTATGCCGAATCGGAGTATCGCTTCAAAATTACCCGGAACGGTTTGCTGGGCGGGGTATTCTTTGTAAATTCAGAATCGTTCTCGGCTGCACCGGGTACCGGCCTGCAAAGTATACAGCCTGCGTTCGGTCCGGGCATCAGGTTAAAGCTCAATAAGATCTCTAAAACCAACATTGCGATAGACTACGGTATCGGGCGCGAAGGGTCGCGCGGGGTATTTATTAACGTTGGCGAAATATTTTAAGAATTATTGCCGTTTTTGAATAGATAGCATGGTTTTTGTGATTTACTTAAGGTTAAGATCCGCTGCTTTTTCCTTCCTTGTTAAAAATTGTTAAATTCACTATTAAAAGAAAAATAAAAAGCAACCAATAGTGTTTAATATACGTTAATGTTATTAAATTTATAGTAATAATCCGGCTATGGGTAACAAAAGGTTTACTTACCTTATTTATACTTTCGCAATATTGCTGCTGGCAGCGGTTTCATCGTGCCAGAAGGATGATAGTGCGGCCCAGCCCGATCCGGTTAAGACCAGTGTAATTGCCGATAGTTCGGTGATGTCGTCTCCCGGAAATTTCCTTGCCGTGAGCGGTACGCTAAGCGTAAAATACAACGATTCTACTTATACTTTTGATGCTGCGCATGATTCGATTGCCTTTATCAATGTGCACGGCGATGCCAGCGCGCGCTTTTTTGGCATCACGGCGATCAATAAAGAACATAACATGAGCTTCGGGATCAGCTCTTCCGGGCATCCTTACAGCAAGATCAATGCAGGCGTTGCAGGCAGCCAGTTTTTGTTAACTACCGATGCGCAGAAACCCGCCATGCAATTATCCCTCAGCAAATATTCTGCACCTACCGACCTGGGCAGTATCACCATAGATACCTATAACGAAGGTACCCAGCTGGCAAAAGGAACTTTTGTTACTTTTTTGGCCAAGGATGATAAGGCCAATTCACCGTATTACCGCGTAGAAGGTACGTTCGACCTGAAGCTGAAATAG